CGCTCTTTATACCTTCCGAAAAAAGTTAGCAGAATTGCATCCAGTAGTAGTTGATGTCATTGACAATATGCTACAACGACCACGTTACTAAGCCCCGAAAGGGAATTTAATTTTATAGGAGTCCATTCTATGAAAAAGAAAAAAGGCGGCGGCAAAGGAAAAGGGAAGTGCTAAATGATTAGAGGTATTGATTTATTTGGCAGGGACGCCATATCTCCGAAAGAAAAAAAGATCGTCAAAGCCGCCAACAAGACCGCCTCTGACATGTTCACGAGGCGGTATTCTCCGGCTTTGAAGGAAAACTGGGATATCGACGTAAAAGATTTAACGCTTGAATATGTAGAGCAGAATGTTATTGAGGCTATATTGAAGCTTGATAAGTCTGGGAGATTACATGCCAAGAAAATTGTTTGTTAAGGGGCAAAGTGGCAACCCAAGCGGAGTTCCAAAAAATCCGAAAAACCCAAAACGTAAAGCGCGTTTAAAGGTTCAGGAAATTTTGGAAATGCTGGACTTTAAACCATTTCACGAAATGGTCGCCCTCTATCGTAATCCGTTAACTAAACCTAAGTACAAAGTAGACATACTCATTGAGCTATGCGGTTACATTGCGCCTAAGCTTAAATCAGTAGAAATGACAAGCGATACGGATAATCCATTTGTTATTAATCTGAATTTACAGCCTGGCAAAAAACGCGATGCACTCACTCATACGATGCAAGAAGAAATAGTTGAAGACGATGACTGATGATGTACTCAATTATCACGCGACTGATACAGCTTGCGGTTTTCACAATGACGATTCTTTCGTTAGGTTATTACTTGGACCTGTGGGCTGTGGTAAGTCAGTGGCGTGTTGTGTTGAGCCTCTTATTCGAGGCATCCAGCAAGCGCCTGGACGAGATGGTATACGCCGTACTCGTGGAGCGGTAATTCGTAATACATACCCTGAATTAAAATCCACAACGATTAAAACATGGCTATCTTGGTATCCTGAAAAGAAATTCGGAAAAATTAAATGGGACTCACCCATAACTCAATTGATTAAATTCAATGACGTTGAAATCGAAGTGTTATTCATGCCTATGGATAGCATTGATGACGTTGAAAAATTAATGTCATTAGAATTGACGTGGGCATATATTAACGAAGTGCAATTCATTCCGAAAAAGATATTTAAGATATGTCAGCAACGTGTGAATCGCTATCCGTCAAAAAAAGATGGTGCTGAATTATCATGGACAGGTGTATTTGCGGATACCAACCCGCCGGACGCTGACCATTGGATTTTCAAAATGTTTGAAGAGAAAATCCCAAACAATCACCGCATTTTTCGTTACGATTCACCTTTAATAAAATACGAAGAGTTACCGAAAGATTTACATAATATTGCTTTGTCGATGGATGGCACCGCATATAGTACAGACCAAACAATTGATTATATCGACATTCAGAATGACCCGAATTATTGGTTAAATCTCGTGCCAGGTTCGACCGACGAAGAAATCAAAGTTAACTTGATGGGTAAGTACGGTATCGTCGTTGACGGTAAGCCAGTACATGCAACTTATAACGATACCATTCACTTCGCAAACAAAGAAATAACAGCAAGTCCATTGGTAGAATTGGGTCTTGGATGGGATTTTGGATTAACGCCAGCGTGTGCAATCGTGCAACTTTCACCGCATGGACAGCTCGTTGCGCTCGATGAATTGTGGACGGAAGATATGGACTTGCGCGACTTCGCCGAGAATGTCGTCATCCCGCATTTAGATCGAAACTATCCATGGTGGCGCGATAATTATATTAGCGTGAATGACCCCGCAGGTTCCGCCGGAATGCAAACCGATGGTGCGTCCTGCGAAGACATTTTACTAGAGCTGAAAATAAAATCAAATTCAGCCGCACCGAATAATAATCCTACACCACGTCGGGATGGATTAAAATATTTTCTAGGTCGTTTGACTGGTGGTAAGCCCGCGTTCGTCGTATCAAATAAATGCACAATGATTCGTAAAGGGCTTATGGGAAACTTTCAATATGGTAGAATTAAAGTTGGCGGCGAAGAACGCTATCATGAGAAACCGTTAAAAAACATCTATTCGCATATCTGTGAAGGGCTTGAGTATATCGCCATGCACTACTCGGCGGAGAACAAAAAATCAACGCCTAAAGAGGGAAAATCGAATAGAATAAGACGTGTGCCTTTTATGGCTCTATAAAAAGGATTTTTATATGGCAAGCCAGACCACCATAAATGATGCGGACAGCGACGATTACGACCCCGAAGCCAATTCCGTATTAAATGAGAGCGTCCAGAAAGTAAATGACTGGTATAGCTATTTTAACGAGCATATAGAGCGCGCGCGTAACTTTTTAACCTTCCTGTATATTGACCAGTGGGATATGTCTATTCGACAAGCCCGTGAAGCTGTCAATAAACCTACGATGGAATTCAACAAGCTCACGTCGATCATTCGTGGAATACTCGGTGAGTTCCGCAATAATAGCCCTGCATTGACCGTGCGCGGCGTCGGTAAAGACGTGCAGCAAGATGCGGTTGATTTGCGTGAGGGTCTAATCCGACATATTCATTACGAATCTGACGCGGATATTGCATATCAAGTCGCTGGCCGTCATGGTCTTGAATGTGGCTGGGGTGCAGCACGCGTGGTGGCTGAATATGATAGCCCTACCACATTGCTTCAAGTCCTACGCATTAAAGCTATTATGGACTTTCAATCCGCATTCTGGGACCCAACCGCAACCGAAGCTAATAAAAGCGACGGCGATTATTGCGGCGTTTATACCATGTACTCGATGGATAAATTCAAAAAGTACTTTGGCAAGATTTGTCCTAACCCTGAATCGGTTGGTGGCTTGAGTGGAAATTATTATATTCGCTGGAATACACGCGATACCGTTTTAGTCGCTGAAATGTATTACAAAGAATTTTACGATACCAAGATTGTCCAGCTTTCCGATGGCCGCGAAATGTCAGCGGAAGACGCCAAAGAAGTCATGGATATGCAGTCGCAAGCGATGGAGCAAGACCCCGACGCCGATATCATGGGTTATCAACCTCTCACTATTGAAAATACCCGTGATGTGAAAGACTACAAGATTAAACACATTAAATTCGTGCAAAACAAAATTCTCGAAGAAACGGATTATCCAGGCCGTTTGCTACCAATCGTGTATTTTGAAGGTGATTCGACTGTCATTGATGGCGAACAAATTCCAATTCCATACATTCAAGACGCAATCGACACGCAAAAACTGATTAACTATATCGGCTCTGAAATTGCTTACGGCATCCTGAGAAGCCGAAAAGAAACCGTGATTGGTACGTCGGCGATGTTTGAAGGGCATGAGGAAGACTGGTTAAACCCAGACCGCGTGCAGGGATGGCTGGAATATACGCATGACAAGATGGCGGGCAAACCTGAATTTGTAACACCGCCCGTGTTTAATCCGACATTCCTTTCTGCATATCAGAATGCGTCGCAGGATTTAATGCAAATTCTAGGCCGCTTTGAAGAGTCCAGAGGCCAGGAATCAAACGCTATTTCAGGCATTGCGATTAATGCCCGTCAGCGTGCAGAAAATAAGCCTGTCAATTTATACGACGATAATAACCAGCGCGGCATTAAGCAAATCGGCAAAATCCTTTTGGACATGTTCCCGCATATTTACGACACCGAGCGAACCGTCATGGTGATGGGTGCCGATAATAAATCGAGTGCTGTTGACGTGAATAAACAAAATGGCTTCCGTATGTTGCCAAACGGCGACGTAGAGCCGCAAGTACAGAATGACTTAACCAAAGGCCGTTTCGATATTGAAATTCGCGTAGACGGTTCCTATGACGCTCAACAGGCACAAGCGATGGATACGCTCATTCGCTTGGCGACAATCAATCCTGCTATTGCTAATCTCATACCTGACTTGCTGGCGGAAAATAGCGGCCTTGAAAATACCCAACAACTTGTTGAGCGTTTGAAGACGCTTGTACCGCAAGACATTATCGCTAAGGAAGAAGGGAAGCAGCCACCACCGCCACCACCGCCGCCGCCACCCGACCCAATGGTCGCATTGCAACAGCAGAATTTGCAGCTTCAAGCGCAAAAGAACGCGCAAGATAATGCAGCGAAGCAGCGCCAGCTCGATATTAATGAGCAAAAGGTGATGATTGACGCTCAGAAAGGTGGAATGCAAAATCAAGTCACATTAGCAAAAGCCGGAGCGGAAGTGCATAAAGCAAATGTTGACCGTGACATTGCATTGTTAAATCACGCTACGAGCCTACACCAAAACTCAGCGCCACCGCGTTAAATCATTGCGGTCGAAGTCCATGCCCCGAATTTTGGGGTTTTTTTTTGTCGTGAAAATTCACGCTAGCCGTTAACGTGAATTATATCCGTTGACTCCGTTTCTTTTTCGTAGCGTCGAAGGTTATCAAAAACCAAGTTACATGATTTTTTTAATAGGTAACTTGGCTTTGACTGTATTATAAAAAAACAATTTAATTATTTTTCCTTTAATGTGTATTTTTTTTAAAAAAAGGTATAATGTTGTTAAAATCGTCTAACTCACAGGGAAATAGGGGTTAAAATGCCAGAAAATACCGGAAACGAGCAAGGAAATGCTCAAGAAAATTCGGGAAATTCAGAAAATGTACAGACTGAATTAGAAAATAATACTGACGTTGGTGACACTAACAGCGAAGGTGAGGCGAACGACACCGAAATGGGTGGCGACGACGATAATTCGGAGGACGATGGTGGTCTACCATTACCGAAACCGGACGTAGCAGAAGACGAAAGTAAAAAGAAAAAAGAACCGCCTGAATGGTTAAAGAAAAAACTCCAACGTGAAAAGCTTGCAGCCGAAGCCAAAGACGTTGAGGCCGCACAACTTCGTGAAGAAAATGCCCGTTTAAGACAGGGCAATCAACCGCCCGCTAATCAGCCCGCAGCGCCACAACCCAATTTTGACCCGCACATGCCACAGCGTGAGCAGTTTAATTCGGATGGTGAATACTTTTTCGCGCTAGGTGATTACCGTGACGCACGCCGTCACCAAGAGGCGCAATTCCACCAGCGCCAGGCCGCAATTAAAAAACACGAAGAAGCTTTTCACAATAATTTAAAGGATGCGGTTGAGACTGGCCGCAACAAGTACAAAGATTTTGAAGAGAAGACAGACTACATTCTTTATGGCGATGGGTTTCCGTCCAATAGAGCGATGGCGGAAGCAATTGTTGAATCTGAGTACAAAGATGATATATTATACTACTTAGGAACTCACGTTAAAGAGGCTGAGAGGATTGCAAGTCTTAACCCCGTTTCGGCGGCAAAAGAAATTGCAAAAATCGAAGTGAGACTGGACTCAAGGAAGAAGTCTAATATCACTAAAGCGCCAAAAGTGTTGACTCCACTTACGGGTGGTAAAGGGTCAGCAACGCACGGCGACCCTAATAAGATGGGCATGGATGAATTTAGGCAGTGGTATAAAGACAAGTACGGTTAAACGATAGTTCCGAGCGCTGAATAGGCCCGCGCAAATCGAAAGAAGCCTTGTTATGTTTTGCTAAGTTTTCAGTTAAAAACTTAGGCGCTGAATGGGTCCGCGCTGATCGAAAGAAGCCCTGTTACGGTTTACGACTCCGGTTAATTGTCGGAAATAGATGAAATGCTTGCATTTGCAAGCGGCTTATTGACGTTCCCAATTAATGACATGGAGTCTACCCTAATGGCTAATAATCTGTTAACTAATGACATCATCCTGAAAACGGCTCTGATGGAATTTACCAATAACCTTGTATTCGCAAAAACCGCTCGACGCGATTATCAAGATAAATTCAATTCTACGACTGGCTCGACCATTCGTATCCGTAAACCAACCCGTTACGAATCTCGTACAGGGCAAAACATTTCCGTTCAGGCAATCAACGAACAATACACCAATATTACCGTCGGTAACATGGTGGGTGTGGACGTTGAAGTTACCTCGACCGAATTGGCGTTGCAATTAGACGATTTCAACCGCGAAATTCTCAATCCTGCAATGGTAACATTGGCGAATAAAATCGACTCGTTACTATATGAAACCAGCACTGAGATTTCCAATTTCGTCGGCACCGCTGGCACCGCACCTTCAAGCTTCTCCGTTGCGTCTGACGCTGAATCACGCCTAGACAGCTTTGGTGTGCCACAGGGTAAAGACCGCTTTATGATGCTCAAGTCGTTTGATGCCGGTTCGATGCGTAGCGCTCTGTACAACACATTCAATGAAAATTTCAATAAAGAAATTATCATGAATGGTTCTATGGGTAACTTGTCAGGCTTTGACTGCTACTCAGTACAGAATATTATCCGTCCGTCCCGCGGTAGCGATACTTTGGGAACACCTATCGTTAGCGTTGCTAACCAGACTGGCTCTTCATTAACTGTCACTGGCTTTGCAGCCAATGCGATTGTTAAAAAGGGTGCGCTGTTTACGATTGCTGGCGTTAATTCTCTTAACCCTACTTCTCGTACCGATACCGGCCAGCTTGCACAGTTCGTAATTACTGCGGACACACAAGCTGATGGCGCTGGTGCAGCCGTATTGCCAATTGAGATTAACGAAGACGGTATCGTGCTAACTGGTCCATACCGTAACGTGTCCATTGCGCCACCTGTAAATGCGCTTTTGACATTCCAGGCTACACATACCAAAAACTTGTTCTACCATCGTGAAGCTTTCGCGCTGGTAACAATCAAGTTGCCTGAAATTGCTAACGGTGAATCCGCATATCAAAAAAATATGATGGACCCTAAAGCAAAAATCAACATTCGTATGACGCGCCAATACCAAATCGCAAACGATCAATACGTATTGCGTTTTGACGTATTACCAGCGGTCAAATGCTTCCCACAATACGCCGGTATTTTAATGGGTAGCTAACCAGGTCAGGACCACATTTTTTAACAGGATGTTTGGAATGTGGTCCTACATTTTTTGAGGTGACGAATGTACTACGTATATCATCCACACCATGCACCTGTATTACTAGATAACGAAGCTGAATATCAACAATATTTGGATAACGGGTGGTATAACACACCGGCTAAATTCCCAAGTAATGTTGCAGCTCAAGAGCCAAAACCTATTGTTGAGGAAGAGCCAACGGTAGACGCGGCACCAAAGAAAAAAGGCAGACCACCTAAAGCGAAAGCGGAGGACGAAAGCCTGTCTGTTGAGCTTTAATTAGGGGATTAAGGAATGACGACAGCAGCCGAACTTATCAGACGTTCTTACTATTTAGCGCAAGTGCTAGACCCCAATGAAGAGATTGAAGGTTTTGAATCCTCAGAGGGTTTATACGAGTTAAATAGAATCCTCGACCGATGGGGGTCGCTTAGTCAATACATTCCCAGTTACAGTGAGTTAATAGTCAATGTAACGCCAGGTGTATTTTCCTACGATCAAACACCTGTTATTACGCAATTAAGCGAAGGCCATTTGCTTGACATAAACAATGTCCAGTACGGTTTAAATCAGCTTAACTTGCAGCAATATAACACGTTGAATTTTCCGTTAAGCGCAACGTCGCCATGCCGTCCGCGTGATGTATTTATCAAAAATGATTTTGTAAATTGGCCGACCAAAAGTCAGATTATTTTCTATCCCGTTCCCGACACCACCTATACCGCTGTACTGTACGCCATGCTTCGATTGGTGAATGTCACTTATTCCCAAGTTTTGTCACAGCTTCCAGGCTATTGGATTACGGGTGTGGAATATGAACTTGCCAAACAGTTTATTAATATTTACAGCACCACACCGGCGGCTACCTTCTTTGATGATTACGAGAAAATCATTGCAGAATTAAAAGCGGCTAACCGCCGTGATCGAAGCGTACAAACTAAAAATGTATTCCAAAATGTTCGACGTTATAAGCCGTGGGGAACTTATGTGGACTAATTTCCCTTTATTTGGTGGATATGACAATCGAAGCGATATTGACTTCAACTCCGAAGACCTTATCAATTTGTTTATGATTGCCGACCCACAAGGTAAAAAGAAATTTGCTTACCTCGGTACGCCAGGCTTATTACTTGCATTGACGGTGCAGACAGGTAATGCACCGGCACGCGCTCTTTATACTTACGAAGACTCGATGTACGGCATATTCGGCGCAGACGTTTATCGCTTCACGGCACCGCTCGTAAAAAACCATATTGGTACGATTGGTTCTACACAAGGTTTTGTTTCAATCACCGCAAACAATGCCGGTCAGGTGATCTTTACCGATGGCCAAAAAGGCTATATTTATAATGTAAATACGGGTGTATTTGCGCTGATTGATACGACCGTTACAGCATCCTCTGGTTTTCCTGGCGCACCGACCAATGTAGTGGTGCTGGATAGCTTTTTTGTGGTGCCTGACGCTGCATCACGTACATATCAGATTTCCGCTATTAACGATGGCACTAAATGGGACCCATTAGATGAAGGACAAATTCAAGCTTATCCTGGCGAAAATGTTGGCGTGGGTGTTGTTAACCGACGTTTGTATTTCTTTAAGACTGACTCAACAGAAGTGTGGTACGACGCGGGCGCAGCGGATTTCCCGTTCCGTCGGGATAATAACTTACTTTTTAATTTTGGATGTCTTGCCGCCTCTAGCATTGTTAGCGATTTTGGTTACTTATTTTGGCTAGCACGAGATAGAAGTGGTGTTGGTTCGGTGATGATGACTACCGGCCAAGAGCCTACTAAGATTAGTGATGAATCTATTGATAATCTTATTGCCGGTTTCGTGGCACCCGCTGATGTCATATCGTATCTCTACAAAGATTTGGGTCACATTTTCTTGGTGATGACCTGGAACACCGACGATACCACTTTAGTTTATGACCAAACGATGAAAATTTGGCACCAAATGCAAATGCACAAAACGACTTTTAATCGCGCCATTCCTAACTCTGGAAAAGTGCGCCATTTAAGTAATTGTCATGCCTATTTCAATAATACGCATTATATCGGAAGTTATAAAGACCCCACACTTTATGAGTTCTCAAGAAAGTTTGGAACTAATAACGGCGAAGAGATACGGCGCATACGAATTTGTCCGCATTTCTTTGATGAAAACTATCGCATGATACAAGTTACGTCGCTACAGATTGACATGAAAATGGGAATTGGTTTAAGCGGCGGCGATGAAGGTGTTAGCGATTGGATTACAAATAATAATGATTTCGTCATTACCAATACGGGCGATAATCTTGTATGGGCTAATGCACGAAGTGACGTGGGCATTAATCCCAAAGTTTATATTCGGATTTCGCGTGACGGTGGAAATACCTATGGAAACTACCATGCTGCATCTATTGGTAGGATTGGTGAAAGACGCGCTCGCGCCCTTTTTCGTAGGTTAGGGTTAGCCCGTGATTTTGTCGTCGAGATTTCATTTTATGACCCAGTAAAACCGGTTGCGATTTTAGGTGCCTCAATTCGATATGAGGTATTAAATAAATGAGTTTCCTAGCCGATTTATTTAATCCACCACAAGAGAAGCCGACTACAGAAAGTCAGTATCGGTTTGATGAAAATGTCTTTGTGACATTGCAGGCATTAACGTATGTCATGAATCCAAGCATTGTTAGCAATGCTAATTTTGCAACGCTTGGGCCAGGCGGCACAACACCAATCACCCAAGCTGATGGTGATAATGCAGAATTTAGTGCAGATTGGAAAGTTGTGGGCGCGGCTAATGCAACTTATGTTATTACGCCCACAGCTTACCCAAACGGATTGATTAGCGGAACTTCACCGTCAACCATTCCAACGTCATCGAATTACTATGTAAATGTGGCTATCAGCACATATAATGGAAACGGATATTATTTTTATCAACAACAAAATAATACCGTCAGAAAGTATCAGACGAACTATCTGACGTATGGCGTTATAATTAGAAATAACCAAAGCAAAGTCATAAAGATAAGAATGGAAGTCTTTTCTTTTTATGATGCTGCTAGCAATCTTGTTGCCGATAATACGATTTATTTGCAGCCAGGGTTGAACAAAATAACGAGCCAAGTTTTAACGCCCAAATTAATTGGGCAAACGATTGGTGCGGGTAATTACACTCAATTCAGATTAAGTTTTCAAGATTTGGGAGATGGTACAGCGGATATCGACATCTACCAAATAAAATGTGAATTTGGGAAGGCTAGTACCCTCTTGGAGCAGTAAGGAGATTGCTATGGGATTATGGGATTCAATATCTAATGGTTTGTCTGGCGGTGGCAAAGGCGATGCCGCAGCAGGCTATGATGAAGCTAATCAATATCTCGACCCTTATCGTCAAGGTGGTGCGTCCGATTATCAAAAGTATCGTGATTATGCTCAACGACAAGGGCAAAATTTACAGCCCTATGAAAATGCGGGAAGCTATCAATACAACCAAATTAATCAGTCACCAACTGATTATTATAATCATATTATGGAAGGTTATAACGAATCGCCGCAAGCCAAGTATGAGCAAGAACAGGCTATGCGAGCCGCTAACAATGGTGGCGCAGCTTCCGGTATGCTTGGAAGTGGTGCCTATACCAAAGCGGTTCAGCAAAATGCGTCGGATATTTCAGGCCGCGATCAACAGCGCTTCTTTAATAACGTCGGCAATGCTAACAATATGCAAATGGGTTATTTGCAAAACTTGAATAGCCGTCAAGATCAATATAATCAAATGCAACAATACTTATCAAACATGGGTTACAACGGTGCGACAGCGAGCGGCCAGAATAGTGTTAATCAAGGCTTATCGAACGCTAAGTACGATCAAAGCGCATTCGATAGTATTGCAGGGTTAATCGGTGGCGGCGCACAGAATTATAAGAATAATTCGATGGCGAATGGTGCAGCGGGCGCAGCACAGCAAATACCTTGGTATATGATGATGATGTAAGGAGGCTAGGATGCCATTAATTGATGCTTTGAGGTCAGGTGTTGACCTCGTAAATGCTTCTAACCAAGGCGTAGTTGATAGCGCGAAGGCGAAGTATGCCTATCCTTTAACACAGGCTGAATTATTTAAAAATCAGACTGAAAATCAATACTTGCCTGAAAAATTGAAATTAGCGAATCAATATCAAGGTTTGATAAATCAATATTACGGACCGGAACACCAAGCTTCTATTGATTATCAAAATATTATTAATCAATATCAGCCTGAAAAATCGCGCCTAGGGAATCAATATCAAGGGTTGGTAAATCAATATTATGCTCCGAATATTCAATCCGAAATTAATGCCAAAAATGCAGAAACGCAATTCACGCCGTTGAAATATGCAATTCAGGCTGAGAATGCGATTCGGAATAATTCACGCTTTGGGGGTTCGTATCAATATCTAAAATCTGTTGCAGATTTACCAGCGGAACAGCGCTCAATATTTTTAGCTGACCCTGCAAATAATGCTCAGTATATGGATATGATTCAGAATTTGCATGGTTCCGTGTCGGGGAGCGGTGGTGCAGGACAAAGTGGCGCAACTCTAATTACACCTGCTCTTTTAAAGCGAGTTGGTCTTGAATCATTATCGCAAGATATTATTGGTGCGCCAGCTCCAACGGGTGTTGTGGTGGGAGCAGCTTCGCGTGGTGGTCTTGCAGCGCCAGTACCAGGAATGTCAGCTAATGGTCCAGCGACACAAACTGGAACGCCCCCTGTCGTATTCAATATGAATAACGGACAACCACAAGTTCAACCCCAAAATCAGCCTCAACAAATGCAAGGCGGTATGGCCGCACCGCTTCCTGGAATGCAGGCACCCAATGCACCTATGATGCCTGCACCTATTGGCGCAACCGGAAGTGGGCCAGCGCCATTATCCATGCAAGGAAATGGAATGCAGCCACCACCCATGCAGCGTCCGCCTATGCAACCGCCGGTGCCGTCACAAATGAATACACCAGCAGGGCAATTACCGCCTAATGCGCCGCCTCTCACGATGGATGCAGCCAAGGTTGCGGCGAAAGATAATATCGCCCCAGCGGAAGCCAATGCGGTCGCTAACGATGCCAAGAATGGCACCTTAACGCCTAAAGAAAAGCAATTGCTATCCTTCCAAATGGTAGCGAATAAAAAGACTGTCGGCGAAAAAATGACGAATCGTGCATTGGGTGCGGTGACTTATGAAAAAGTCTTAGGTGAGAATCAAGATAAATTCGCACCCGCCTTTGAAAATGCAGCTAAGTATGCAGGTTTACTCGGAAGTGGTGCGCTCACTATGCAAAAGTTTCAAGCCGAGCATCCCACTGAATATGCGGATTATATGTGGGTAACTACCGATTTAATTCCTAACTTTGGTCAGAATGTTCGAGTGATGGAAGGTTTGGCATCCACCGACAATCAGCGTGAAGCATTGGCGGATATGTACAAGTCATCCCTTAA